GAATCTTTTACTGTTATACATAATCCTACAAGAGAATTTGTTCTGTCTCTATAGAAAGAACCTGCTGAAAATAAATTAGAGTTTATACCCATAAAATCATCACCCCCTAATTGCACAACTGGGTGATTAGTAGCATCTCTTGTTATATTTTTAGTCGTTGCATCTGTAGTTATATATGCATCTACTTTACCAGCACAACATATTTCAAATGAATCTCCTGCATTCCAATAGTTTGTATCTCTATTATCACCTTCTATAATAGGCTCTTGTGAAGCAATATCAGGAAACATAAATCCTAAATCACACATGTATACATTAGAACGTAGTTCTGTATCTCCTTTTATAGGAGCTGTTATAAAACATTTACTTGCAAAATGGTTTTTATATCCTGATGAATTATTTTCATTGTAATGTATTTTACTGCTTTGAGATTCATGATATACATTGTTTGGCCATGAAGGCATATCTATAAATAAACCTTTGCCTTCTATTAAATTAAAGAAATCTTCATTATCCATTTCAAATGGACGCATCATTATTCCGCCTCTAAAGTTTAATTTTTCATGCTTCCAAACACATCCAGGATTTGCTTTTGCAGAAAAATCTTGTATAATTATACTACCATCAGATGATGTTTCAGAGTTTATAGGGCCACCCCAATATGCAGCAGGTGTCATAAATGTTTTTGTGTAATGACCAGAACCTTCTCCTGCTGTAAATTTAGCACCATTAAGTTTGTCATCTTCATCAAAAGACCAATGATGGGCTATCTCGTTATTTAATATACCACCTGTGCTTAATCCTAATGATTGATGTATAGAATATGGATGCAAATTACCATTATCATCTATATCACTATTAGCTACATTTACTCTTACTTTTCCAGCACTTGGGTCAACAAGTGTTATAGTTGCGCATAAATCTGTAGTTTGGTCTAAGAATACAGTATCTCCAACTTCTAATGTAGTTAAATCATATGTAGAATGTGATATAGTTAAATCTGTTTGAGTTGTAGCAGCAGCTGCTTTAGCAGTCCATGCATACACTTCTTTTGGTTGGTAATCACCGTAGTGAGTATCTGTAGATATAAATATACATTTATTAACATTCATATATTCAGGGGCATCTTCATGAGGCCCATTACCAAATCTACCTATAAAATAATCTTTACCACTTTTATCCATACGACCATGCAATCTTCCCCAATGTCTATACCATTTACCAGATTCTACACCTCCTAATAATCCTACAGCATGTCCACAAACTCTTTGATGTAATCTTCCATATGGACCAGTTTTATATGTTTCACCTGTATCTGTTATAGATTTAGTTGATGGTACTACAACTCCTGTACCATCTAGTACACCATCACCATCATTATCTGCTATTTGAAACAATGCATACTTACCAATAACTATAGAAGGCATTCCTTCTTCTAGTTCATAGCCTACATTATAACCAAAATTTACATAAGGTTTGTCATAATGTGGTGTTGCTAATGGTCCTTGTGTTCCATTGCTTGTATGTTTAGAATCTCTATATACAGATACTCTTGATAATTTATGTTTACTATCGTCATCATCATAGTAATGATAAAAATATGAACGAGGGTCATTTCTTCTACCTGGACCTGCATTAAATTTATTACCACCTGTAGTAAATCTAGATTTAGTTCTAGTTACAACTGTAGTAGGGGGAGTTCTGTCTGCACAATATAAAACATCTGGTCCATCTGTATTTGATGTTTGTGTTCTTCCACAGAATAAAAACCTATCACCTTCTGAAAACCCAGTATCACCAGTGCTTCTAGATTGAATCCATAATCTTGTGTCAAACATATTAGTAGTTATTTGGTCACTATTAGCTGTTGCTTCTCCACTAGTATAAGTAGCAGTAGTTCCTTTAGTTTCTAATATATCAGATAATACTCCAGCATAATTTATTGTTGGACTACTTTCAGCAGCGATTCCTCCAAATACTTCATCAGTTCCATTAACATCACCATTAATATTATCATTACTCCATTTAAATGATTTAAATACAAGGTCAATATCTGCATTTTGTGTTAACTTACTAGTTGTCCATTCATTGTATTTTTTCATAACATCTATAACTATAATCTCATTAGATATACCTGATAGTGCATATATTTTACCACCACCATTTTCACTAGCTCCTGTACCAGGTGTTGCTCCACCTGTGCCTTTATTATAAAATGTACATATAGATGTTACCCCTGTTGATATGGGTAAAGATTTTTCTATCTTTCCTTTTGTTATAGAAGTCGATATGGTACTAGCATTTTCAATCCTATTGTCTGGCCATATTCTATATATAGCCGCTTCTCCATCTTTTATTCCATAATAATAATACGGTCTAAAAGATATTAAACTATCTTGTGGACTTCCTGATGGGTCTTTATCAAGAGCATCTGCTCTTTGGCATTTAAAAGAACTTGCAGATGTAGATGTATCTGTAACTACCCATACTCCATTACCATCCCAACTATTATCAGCATCCATCCATTCTCTTATTACTATATTGTCTCCTACATTTAAAACACCTGCATGTGTAAATGTAACAGTTAAATCAGAGCCAGAAAAAGTAGCTGTTACTCTTTCGTATTCACCAGCAAGACATACTTTTGATAACGTGCCTATAGACTGCTCATCATATGTATGTACAGTATCTTCATCCTGATATAATTCATTTTCATATGATTTGCCAAACAATGTATGGTTTATGTATCCAAGCCATTGAGGAGCAGTGCTTTCTTTAGTACCTCCTAATCCTATATGCAATTCTCTATTGTTTGCTATAAATGTAGCACTTTTAGAAGTTATATTTTCTGTAGCATTATTAGACAATGACCAAGTTTGCAACTCAGGTTTATTCGTAAAGTAACCTTTATTGTCAAACACATTGGAAAATACTTTTAATCTATTTTGTAATGAATCATATCCTGCTAATTGATTTATATTTCCATTATTTAATATTGCAGTAGTATCTAATAATGATTGCCTAGTATCTACACAAACAGATGTTTTTTCTGTTAAACTTGTTAAGTCTACATATATATATTTATCATGCTGTCCACGAGATGCTAAAGTTATTTCAACATCTGTTAAAAATTCTTGTCCTTTAGGAGCAGAAAAAGTTATATTAAACCTTCTCCATACATTATCTAATCCACTTATTGTATTAGCTGTTCCTCCACTATTTTGAGCTATATCATCATTAGGCTTTTCTAAATCTGCAAAATTAATCCACCTATCTTCTTGCATTATATCATTTATATCAGCACCATATCCATTTTTTACATCAGTGCTATTTGGCACCCAAACACCATTAGACGTAATATAACCTCCGTTAAACTGTATAGATAATGCTCCTATACCGCCATCATTATTGTCTTGAGCATAAAACGATAAATTATAAGGAGTATTCTTTTTTAATAATGATTTGTCTACACTTTGACTTATGCCGTGATTAACACATTTATTTATTGTTATTGGAGTGCTTGTTCCATCATGAGCAATTATAGTACTTTCTAAAGCTCCTCTTATAACAGTTATTTTTTTATTTTCAACTGTTGAAACTACCATATATTCATTGCCTAATTTTATAATATCATTTTTAGCTAAAGATTGATTTAGATTAACATTTAAATATAAAACATTATCATCCGAACTAGCAGTTAAAGTATTGCTAAATAATAAATTAGTTGCATCAGGAAGACTTTTAACGACAAGAAACTCAGATATTAATTTTATATAAGCATCTCCGCTTTGATAAGGATAATAAGTAGTTGATTTATCAGTTGTACCTCCTAAATCTATATGCGCATTACTTGTATCCCAATATCCGCCAGATGTAACATGTAAACATTTTTCTGGATGGGCTGCAGCTGATATTGTATTTGCTATTACATCATCAGCAACTTGAAAATACCCAACATGTTGCCAATCATTTATTTTATAATTAACACTAGCTCCAACTGTTTGAGTCGTAGAAGATACTGAATGATGCAATGTATGATTTTTTAATAAATTAGATTCGTAAAATAAATTACCTGTGCTATATGCAGATAAGTCAGTTGGAGCATCTTTTAATGTAATTACTAAATTACTAGATACTATTTCTTTTTTTAATATTTCTGTAGAAAAACCTGTATTTGCCTGAGATGCTTGGTCATGATAAAATGTTATTCTATCTCCTTCGTTAAAAGCTCCTAATATTGTAGTCAAACTATTTTCATTAAACGTAACAGTTTTATCTTTATTATTAAATGCTACTGTATGTGCTGACAATGATAGCAAGCCACCTGCTTCTCCACTTGATGTTAAATGCGCACTATTGCCGTTAATATTGTTACCAGAATATTCAGACCAATTACCTATTTCTGCTGTAAACTTTTTAGTAGATACTTGAACACCATCTATTGTTTGTTTATTTGCAAATACAGTATAGTTATTAGCTGCATAAGATGTTTGTCCTGTTCCAAAACATCCTCTTTCTATATTAACATCTGTTTCTGTAAAACCAGATACTCGTATTATTTCTTGGTTTGCATAACTACCATTACTGCTTAATGAAAAGTAATCACCCTCTTCTAATAGCTCATCTAATGTACTTAAGTTATCAGTTAATGTTAATACATTGCTATTTGCTGAAACACTTATTCTTGTAGTAGTATGCCCATTAGTACCATTTTCTATAGCAGCTTTTATTTGAGCTGCTATATTATCATTTCCTGTTACCCCATTTATTTGTATACAAACATTACTACCTATCAATTCACCTGTAGCTGTACCTCCACCTGTATCTACTTCATATCTTATAACTTTTCCATCTGCTGATGTTATATCAAAATGCCCACCATCTGCTGGTGTGCCACTTACTGTTATAGTTCCTTCTCCATTAGTAATGCCTGTAAAAGCAACATTGCTAATTGTTCCAGCAGTTATTGCATTTGTTTTATTTAAAAAAGGTATAGATGTGTCATTTATACCAATAGCTGATAATTCAAGTGTATAAACTGCAGAATTATTTAAAACCTTTTCATAGAAAGGTTGAGGATTTGATAATATTAAAGTTTCCTTTATGCCTTTAGTTCCAATAAAAGATATTCTTGTGTTTGCCTGTTTATTTAAAGCATCAATATTATTAAAATAAACTTGTTTACTTGGAGTAAAGTTATCTTGATTGTTTTCACCAGTTTCATTAAAAGATATAGGGTCTATTATATCTAATTCACTATCATCACTAGAGAATACATATTTGTCAGACATAATAGAATTTAATATTCCATTTTCAGATAACGGATTTACATTTAATGAATACGTTGCCGCATCATCAGGTACATCTTTTTCTGATACATTTAATATTGTTCCTAAATTAAAGTTTTTTATTTCTTTTAACTGCTTAGGCATAAATCCATTTTACCTTTCTAGAAGATGTCCAATAATCTTCTGGTATTGTTATTTTATATATTACCATCTATCAATTGTCCCCATAATGTTGTTTTACCATCTACTATTTGTATTATATCTACAGTAAATTTACCACCATAATAGTAATCAACTATTGCAAAAGCATGTGACCATTTATGTTTTCTACCACCAAGCCAACTATTTTTATCTGTGCTCATATCTTTCAAACATCCTAAAGACCATGCACTTTTAGGTCCATCCATATGCGTAACACTATCTTGTTGCAGGGAATGATGATGACCATACATTATATTGGCACCTAATTGTCTTAGATGATTCTTGGCATGAAACTGCCCACCAAAATGGTGCCCATGATAAAAATAGAGCTTTCCTATTTTAAGATACTTACCAGGCTTATGGTATTTGTATCCTCGCTCCTTGAACTTACAGGCATGTTCAAAGCGATAGTCTTTTAAGTAAGGATGCTCATCTACGAATCTATCTAACCATTCATCATGATTCCCTGCACATATATGTCTTTCTTTGCAGTTGACCTTATCTAACGATTTATCTATTATGTCAAGTAGCTCATTTACACCTTTAATATCTTCATCTACTCTTGGCATTATGTACTCTAAAGGTGGTTTCTTTTTTCTTTTCCATTGCCAATGTGATACACTCCCGAACTCTCCAACGTCTCCTAAATCTACATATATATCAGGTTTGACTAGTTCTATTGCTTTGCATACAACCTTAATAGCCGCTTTGTCATGTATAGGCGCATGCTTATCTGGGGTAACTATAGCACGCTTTAGCACCCCGCCTTTCTTCTTATTCATCAAAAAACTCCTAACTAAATTTACTCTTAGGAATGTATCCCCAATCCCTGGGGTTTGTCCAAAAATCTTTTGCCTTCTGTAATTCTATCTCTGTTATATCTGCATTATATTTTAAGAACATTTCTCCACAATCTTCGCATTCCCAAAGAAGGATGCCGCTCTTGGCTCCCATGATTTCAACTCCTACTATACTATCTGAATTGCATTCTTTACAATGTGAAGGTACCTTTCGATAAACTAAAGTTTGATTATTTACAAGTTTGTCTAATAATCTACCTTTTACTCTATCGACTAAGTCTTCAACTAATATCATTCTAGTAAGAGTATCTAGTGACATTAAGTTAATTTATTTCTAACTTTTTTCCATACTACATTATCTAGTTTATTTTTAGAACTATTTACTAAATGGTCTCCTAAGGCCACTACAATAGCTTTAATCACGTCTTCACTAAAAATAGACTTCATCATACCTACTAACAACTTTTTCATTTTATCTCCTTGTTTTTACAACATTTACAAACTAGCTCTCTTTCAGGATGAGCCATTTTTTCTAAGGCTTGTATACGTTTTTCATGCCCACTAGCAAGTATACTATCATCTTGCTTTATAATTCTTTTCATTACAGCTTTTATAACTGTTTTAACTACTAACGCTTGTATCATTATCCCCAATCCTCTTCATCATTATGTATGTCAAATAATTCCCATCTTCCAAGGTAAATTAAACCTCCAATAAAGACTACTAAAAAACCTAATAAAAAGTAGCCTATATATATCACTTGTCTATACCTAGCCATGTAAGAACAGATGAAACACAAAAGACAAACATTACACCAATGCCTTTTATCCAAGATATTTGTTGTTCATTTGCTCTAACTCTTCCGTTTATTTGGTCTACTCTAGTCCTAATATATTCTAAGTGAGATATAATTAAATCTTCTTTATCGCTTTTTTTCATCTTTATACAACTTTGTTATTATTGTTACTAGTGACTTATAACTACTTTCAATTCCTTTTTGGCCTATTTGCATTAGTTTTTGCTGGTCTATAAGCTTTATTATTATACCTTCAACTCTTGCAAAAGACTCTCTTAACTCTTTAGATAGTTCATCTTGAATGTATTTGTTTTGTTTTTGTATAAACCACCAGAATGCTGCTGCAACAACAAGAGGCACACCATATCTTTCTAGTAGTTCTAACCAATCCATTCATCACTTCTCTTTTTTATTCTTTTTTTCTTTTATCATTTGATGAACAAGCTCTGCTTGTCCTTTTAACTTTATGAATAACTCTTTAGCCTGATTGGCTTCAGTTGTTTTTAATTCAAACAACTCTTTAACTTCTTTAAGTTTATTAGTTATTTCTTTTAGTTTGTTTTCTAATTGCATTATGAATACTCTCCATTTATAAGTATGTTAAAATATAAATCTTGACTACCAGTATTTGAATCTTTTTTTAACCAGACAAATAAATTATCATCTTCTGCAAATGTATTACTTGAACTAACATCTAAATCATATTTAAATGTTTTTGATACATTATCAGGTGTTATTGAGGCTGTATCAAACATGTGTGTTAATGTCATACTGCCAGCATTAGAAGATAATGCTGCTTTATAAAAATAAAACTTAACTGGGTCTGTTGCCCCTGTATCTTGTGCATATCCTTGTATTTTTATATTAGTTATTGTACCTGCTCTAGGAGCAATAAAATAAGCAGAAACAGCATCAAACGCAGCTATTGTACCTGGGCTAGAATCTGCATTTGACCAATTTTCAAACCAGTTTCTATAAAAAGTATAATATGTTGTAGTACTTGTATTATTTATTCTATATCCAGGTACTAATTCATGCCATTTTAAAGTTGTGCTTCCACCACTTGCAAGACTTGCACCATTAGTTATTTGCACATCATTACCTGCATCATTAGTAAAGTATAAATTATTAGGAGTATCACTTTTAACCCATATTTGACCAAATGACGCTTCATCAGAACCTGCTGAACCCCTTTCTTTAATTAAAAATTTATTTTGTCCAAATTCTATTTTTTCATCTGTAATTGTTATTTGGTCCGTTCCATCTGTTCCTATAACTAAATTTGTACCACTTGATGCTGCAACATAAGCACTTTCTCCAGCACCATCTAAATATAAAAATTTTGAATTATTGCCATCTATTTTAACATGGTCATCAAATGATGTTAGCCCTGTAAATGTTTTATTTCCTCCAATAGATTGGTTACTAGTTGTTAATACTACTCCATTTACACTTACTTCTACCTGGTCAGTTGCTCCTACACTAGTTGATATACCTGTTCCTCCAGATATTGTCAATGTATTTCCATGAGCAATTGTTTGTGGTGTACCACCATCAGCACCTAGTGTAAAGGTTGTAAGTTGATTAGTATTTGCTATATATGCAGGCACTGCAAAGCTTCCATCTTCTCTTAAAAATTTTGTAGTAGTTCCAGTACTGCCTGGGTTAGGCACAAGACCTGCATTATCATTATCAAAATCTGCTAGTTTATTACTTAAATTATTATAGCTTACTTGAGCAAAAGCTCCATTGTGTGCTAAAAAATGTCCAGATGAACCTGCTGCTGGCACTAATCCACTATTACCTGTACCTATATCAGATTTTATTTCAGCAAGTGTTCTACCTTCTAATCCATTAGCTGTAAACCTAGCATAGTCATCATCTGCAACATCTGCTGCATCTATTTTAACTGCATTAGTATTTGAAATTCCAAATGTTAATGAAGCTTGAGCTCCTATATCACTTAATACTTCTGATGCACTTCTGCCTTCAAATGCAGTTCCATTTACTCTAATAAAATCATCATCTACTACACCTGAACCCATTTTAGTAACATTTCCAGTACTTATGCCAAATGTTAAAGCGTCTTGTTTAGCATTCCATGTAGATGCTGATGATATGTAACTATCTCCTATAGCACTAGCATTCCATACTCCTGTAGTTATTGTACCTATTGATGTCAAGTTTGACAATGTGTCTATTGCTGACTCTATTGTAGCTTCTGTAGTTGCATCTATTGCATCTATATTTTTTAATGTTCCTGTACCATTAGAATCTGTAATATAATCTACATCTGAAAGAGAAAGGCTATTAGTTCCTAAATTAGTTGTTATTTTTATTCTTGACCATTCAGTGGCCGATGAAGATGATGATACGACCTGATTAGCCGAATTGACTGATTGTCTTGTCCAAGTTGTTGCCATTTATCTCCTAAAAATCATGAGAAGTAATTCTACCCATAGTTTGGTAGTTGCTTCTCGAAAACTTCTTTGCTTCTTTTACTGAGGTTAAATATTCTCCATCAAAATATTGTGCTAGGTTTATCTCTAAATTTCTAGGGTCTTTATAACCCATCGCTACTGCCTTGTATACTATTGCTTCATGAAACTGTAATGGTATTGCAGTAAAAGTATTTGACAAATCACTTGCATTTAAATCAGCATCTTTAGATATAGTATATATAGTTACGTCTTTAGCTTCTGTTATAGACTTCCAATCACTTTGATGTCCATCTTTTCTAACAGCATTAAATGCTTTTTCTACTATACCAAGTCTTTTTAATTTGTCTATAAAGTATGCTCTTGTGTATTTTTGTCCCATTATCCTGTTTCTCCTGTATCATCATCTATTGTAGGCTTACCTGATAATCTAGGTATTTTAACATCATTTAAGTATACTTCTTTTATTTTAAGTATATTGTCATCTAATGTATAGTATCTTTGATTTGCTACAGTAGTTGTTGTAAATGAATCTTTTACAATTTCTGTTCTTGAGCAAAAGTCATCTTTAGCTCTATTTAAAAGTTTGACTATTTCTGTCTGCCCCATATGAGGATGATGTTGTCTTACCAATTCTAACATTTCTTTTATAGTCATTATTCTCCTCCTACGGCTCTTTGTGGGTCTACATATCTTGTCATTTCTGCTTGAAAGCTTGATTGTAAACCTGATAATTGTTGTGTAATTAATTGAAGCATTTCACTATCTTCTTCATCTTGTACTTGATTACTAATATATGATGTTAGAATATTTATACACGCTTTTAAAACTATACCATGTATTAAATTACTTGGCAAATAATATGTAGTATTTAAAGTAGCTGCAGTTATACCAGTTAAATCTTCAGTACTAGCATATGAAAAATACCATATTCTACCTTTTTGCGTTGTTCCAGGCTCAGGTAATATCTTAAGTGTAGCAGCACCTGCATTAGCACTATCTAAGTGATATATAGGGCTGTATGCAGTTGCAAAATATAAACTACCACTATCACCTGCTTCAGAAAAACGTTCTCTATCTACAAGCTCACATTCTCTTTCTACACCATTAGTATCAGCATCTACTCTAGTTACTTTTAAAATTTTTCTATCTTCGACAAGCCATTCTGAATTAGATTGCAATACTCCAGGTGTTTTAGAATACTTCAACAGTATATCAACAGATAACATATCTGCTACTTCGTTAAATGCAGCATTAATTAAATCTTTATAACTCAAACTAGGTACAGTTGCATAATCTGCGCCTATTAAGTCTTCAATTCTTTCTGCTATAGTTGCTCCTGGAGTAGCCATTAATCTAAATATTCAAAATGTAATATAATTTCCAAATCATTAGCTGCAGCAAAATCTATATCCTCTCTTGCTACTGCTGATATATATATACTAGTAGAATCTTCTGCAGCTTGAACTAACATTGGTGAAAAACGCCATATATTTGAACCAGTAGCCCCAACAGCTGAAAATGTAGACAATACATTAGTTCCAGTAGTTATATCTACGCTTTGGTCACTATAATCAATTTTAGATATTCCTAAAATTTTTGAAGCTCTCATTAATGCATCATTTGTATCTGGAGTGCTATTTATTGAACCAAGATTTTGTTGTTTTTGTGTAAAAACTAAATCCATATCATGTTTTTCTAAATCATAATTAATAAGAGAAAATCCCATTAATTTAGAAACTCCTCCTTTAATTCTTACTGCATTGGGAATTTCTGTAGAAATAAATAAAACGCTATCTGCACTTGTCGTCCCAACTGTAACTACAGGAGTAACTGTTACTATTTTACCGCCTTTTTTATCACTACTTGTTTTTGCTGTTTGAGCTATCCCATTATGGGTTATTGTTAATTCGCTCATTTTATCTCCTTAAATTATGTAGAAGGGGCACGAGGCCCCCTCTACGATTGTTAAACTACCACTTATTACGATGGGTCTTTACCTATTCCGCCAATGTCGGCTCCTTCAGAACCCATGCTACTTGCATCAGCAGCACTAAGTCCTAGAACGACTATAGCAACTCTAACTACCACACCATTTAAGTCTCCATCAGGGTCTAGTCTGACTTTATATAAAGGCATACCAACACCTGTTGTTGCAGGAACGTAACTAGCAGCTGCAGTTGCAGAACCAGCTTGATTTGCAATCAAATCAGCTTTTACTTCTACAAAAGTATCATCTTTATCAATAGCACCGTCAATAGCAACGTCACAATTTTGCGAGTTTGTTGCAATCGCTTTTGTGTTATAAATAACTGTGAATGTTTTGTCTGAAGGAATCCAATCGATTATTGGAGTACTAACGTCTGCTGTATCTCCAGCAGATGTTGTTACATCAACGTACCAACCAGGAGTAACACCATCTTGAACTTTTTTCCAACCAGCCATAATATCCTCCTATCTTAAGAAAACTTAAGTATTGCGTGAGTTTCAGGAAGACTAATTTCCAATCCAGCTTCAGTGATGACTTGGTCTTGTCTGCCATCAACGCCGTTGTCTTGTACGTTAGTTTCAATGAAAGTGTCTCGACTAACACCATTACCCACAAGTGGTCTGTAAGCTACATTTTTCATATCAACAGCTACACAATAATCTTGCCATGGTCCTCTTAATAAAGGCTCAGCAACAAAGTGTAAATTACCAAAGATAGTATTTACCATTGTTACATTATGCCCAAAAGCACCTGGTATATTTTGTATATCCATTCTATATTGAGATGAACCTACAGTATTGTTTATAAAACTTCCATTACCTAATTTATTCAAGTAGGTAATAACTTTTCTAGAAGCTAATACTAATTTGTCTCCACTGTTACCAGATTCAACTGCAAAAAAGTCTTCCATAGCATCTAAGAAAGCATCGTAACCTGATGAAGCATAAGACATATTGTATACTTTTCCATAAGATTCAGTATAAGGTAAGATACCCCAACTTGTTCTTACTGGAGCAGAACCATCAGATGTTTGAGCACTGTCATTTCTACCATACCCAAGTAACATCGCATGTTCAATATCCATTTTATGTTCCATTAGTTTATCTTGCCAGATTCTTTGGAATTCATTTGCAATACCTCTGTACTCAGTAGCTAAAGAAGTACCAGAAAAGATATTCATGCCAGTTTTGAAGATTTGACAATATCCTTCTCTGTCAAATATTTTATCTTCCCAACCACCAGGACTATCAGTTCCTTCGCCAAAAGCTGTACCAATAACTTGACCTTTATTACCAGCAGAAAAAACAGTACCACTTGGTATTGCTTTACCAACAGCTTGTAATGCTTCACCTTCTATAGTAGTAGTATTATCATCAGTATCATGCTGTATTTCAGCAGTTCCTGTTGGGCTAGTACCTGTAGAAGTTGTAGCAGCTGGGTCTATTCTTAAGTAATAAACTTCACCGTCATCAGCTTTTAAAGCTAACATTTGACCTGGTAGAATCCAATTACATTCTGAAGCGGATACGATTTTGCCATACTCATCATATTTACAGTTAATGACTAAGTCCTCACCTGCATTTAATACTTCATTAATTGAAAATTCTTCTGTTGTACCACTTCCACTATTGTAAGATACAACATCAAAACCACGTCTTTGCCACTGATGTCTTTGCTCAAGAAATTTGAACACAGGGTCATTAGTAGCTTTTTTCGCCACCTTCGATAAATATACGAAGAATGGACTTTGCATTGGAGCAAGTTCAGCAACTCTCTCGCCAAAGTTAAACTTACGTCTTGTATCATCTATAGACACACCTTGAACAGTGTTACCAAACGAGCTTGAAAAAACACTAGCGTTTGCCATTTGTTTCCATCCTTATTTTGCCCTCCCTCAGCTGTCTAAGACCTTCGGGTAGAGCGGTTAATTAAACTATTTCCAAGGGTTTTTACTATTAAAATTCCCTATCAAGTTATCCATAACCTTATCTTCAAATGATTTAGTATCAGCATTAGACTGTCCAGAAGGCATTACTCCCATAGGAGATGGTACTTGCTGTGCATTCTTTGTTTGCTGAAATGCAGCACTTGGCTCTGCAGGTGCATTATTTTGCGGTACTGCATTACCATTTTGCATTCTATACAATTGAACAAGGTTATCGATAGTTATTGAAGCTGGGTCAGACATTTTTTGCATAAAGTCATTTGTTTCACTTTCAGTCATACCATGATGTCCCATTACATGAGCTTTTATTTCATTCATTTGTGCTGCTTTTTGTTGAGCAGCTTCTTGTTTTTTAGCCTCTTCAACTCTTTGAGCCTCAAAAGCTTTAAGCTTATCTTGCATAAGGGCTGTTTCATATTGACTTTTAAGCGAGTTATATTCATTCATATCATCACGCCATCTCTCAACTTCGTCTAAGTACCTAGCACTTTCACTATTAGGGTCTGTATAAGCTTCCTCTCTACTGTAAGTTCTAGGTTGTTGAGGTCTATCAGGTGGACCAGGAAAGTCATCAACAGGTTCTACATTTTCTACAGGAGCAGCAGCCTGTGGCTGTGCTTGCTGCATTTCTTGCAACTGTTTTTCTAACTCGGCTATTTTGGTAGTTTTTTTATCACTTTCTGACTGCCAGTATTGATACCTAGTTTTATCATTATCAGTTGTTGTAGTTTGCGGTTGACTAACTTCCTCGTTTGCACTTACTTCAGGTTGTCCAGTTTCTACTGGAGCTGGTTCAGTGTTACCTTCAGTACCATTAGTAAAAGCACTTGCAATATCATTAGAGCCCTCATTTATATTTCCAAATACAGCTTCTTCTAAACTATTATATTGCTGTTCTCCAGAGTTTTCTTGAGGGGTGTCTGTTTGTATATTATCTTGTGTCATTATTTCTCTCTTTCATTAGCTGCCTCTTCGCCATCAGAGGGTGAGCTTGGTTTTGTTTTAGATGCTTCTCTTATTTGAGATTTCACCATGGCTAAACTGTCATCGAGTCGTTTTTCATATAATGTACCAGCTGCTCTTGATTTGTTTGACACACTATCAAGTCCAGACTTAAACTTCTCAACTTCGACTCTTTTTCTAAGATTAACAGATTCTCTATCTCTAGATTGCATATCACCTTTTAACTGTTTAATCTGTTCACCTGCAGCTTTTAATTGTTGCTGCAATTGTGTAATTGTATCAGTTCTTTCTAAGACTCCTTCCATATCGAATACTTCTGTCTTCTTAAGAACTTCTTGTCTATCTATTAATCCTTTTGCATATGCATCCATATAAAACTCTAATTCTGCATATCTGTTAGATGGTAATGTAGAGCCAGTAACAACTATAATGTCATACTTTCCTACAGTAATATCATTTACAACTTTAATTTCACCAGTCTTATCATCAACTAACTTCTTGTTTATTACATAGTCAGTCATTGAATTGTTTGGCTGTATAATTCTAAATACTTTTTCAGCTTTATATAACTGCTGCATTAAAGGTATAGCAACTTGAGCAACTCTAGTTAATGATGCTTCTATGTCTGCTAATTTTGACTTCATTTTTCTTTGGCCAAACTCATCTATCGATATAGTAGCTTTATATGTTGCTGGTGCAGATTGTGCATTACCCATCATCATTTCATATAAACCTAATGCATGGTCAATATCATTCTTAGCAGTTAGCTCATTTTGATATAACTCATTAGGTAGGGGAGTGGGCTGAACCGGCATAGGAGCGCCATCTGTTGGGTCGTAGGGTATTGCTACTCCAGGTTGAGCCCACTTTTCTTCAAAATCTTTCATATCAACACTACCTTCTGGTACAAGTATTTTAGTATTTGTACTAGTAGTAGCATGTGCAATTATCAAAGAGCGTGTTTTATTTATATACTCTTGTAATCCCTTTATCATTCTTACATCAGATACAGGATATGGAGTTCTTGTATGAACATTCATAACAGGTACAATTGGATATTTGTCAGTTGGTAATATTCTATCATACAACTTAGTTTCACCAATTATAACACATTGTTTAATTTTTTTACACTTTACTTTGACAACCTCAATCATATTCTGCATCATAAGTTCAGCGTAATCAGTTTCTCTAGATTCAATAGCAGGAACTTCCTCTTCTGCTACACCCATAGCATCTTGCTCTTCATAACCTGCTGCTATAAGTTCTTGCATTTTCTGAGCTATTAACTGTTGTCTTTGTTGACTTAATTGTCTTAACAAAGCACTTGCTTTTTGAGCATCAGTAAATATTTGCCCTTGTATTATAAATGCAGGTCTACTAGAATAAGCTTCGTATTGTTCTTCGCTTAATAATTCTTCTTTTCTAGAAAACTTTTCATAAGTTCTGTATTCAGTAACAGTTACTTTATAATATCTTTCATAACCCCTTACATATTCTTGGTTATTAACTCTACCTACATCTTCTGGAAATGTTACCTCTCCATCATCTTCACGCTCTGTAAATGGAGCATTAAAATCTACTTTATTTCCAGAATCAGATTGAGCATTTTTTATTGCTGTCTCATACATAGGGTATAAGTCTTTTGCTTGGTCTTTTGTAAACAACTTAGATATAATAATATTTTCTGCATCATCAAAAAGCCTGTGTCTACTATTAGGGTCTACATAGACATCTAATGGGTCTACATCATGAAAACATACTTCACCTTTACCCATATCCATCATAGGGTCTTGGTATACATGTATGTATCCCATTCCCATTGTATAGTAGTCGTCTACTGCTTGTCTAATAACACTTCTTCCGTCAGATATGTCATACATGTATGTCAATAATGCACTCATTACTTGAGCTACTTTATTATCTGAATCTTCTCTAGGTGCACACCTAAATGAAGGTCTATTAGCAGTTAACATTGCTTTTGCTGATTCTACAGCAGGATGAACTCTATTTATGACTATTGGGGCTTGGCCTCTTGATTCTAATACTTCTCTTTGTTTAGCAGTCCATTGTTTACCTAATCTAAACTCTTTATCCTCTTTGGCTTGTGCTGCCCAATTATCTCTTTTACTTGAGTAATCATCGAACAGTTGCAGTGTCTCATTTACTATATCTTCTCTGTTTGCAGCGTCTTTTTTTGAATATGCCATATCTGTAATTTACGCACTATAAAGTAAGCCAATCAAGTTTTTTCTTAGGGTTGCGCCATTCTTCATCTGATAACTTCTCAAAATCTTTTCTTCTACATGGCTTTGCTCCATCTAAAGCAGTCCAGATTGCATCCATTACATCATCATGCTTTCCTTTTGGATATGAAAGAAATTCTTGCTGTGCTTTTATATCCTCTGCTCTAAAATAGAAAGTCCCTTTGGCAAACAATGGTACTAGTGACAGTAACCTTTCTGATTTACTATTTCTTGGTTTCACTCCAGATTCTAAACCTGGAATATAAATATTTTCTTCTCGCATTATTTCTCTAACAGCAGTACGCAATGCTTCTTGGTATCCTACTGTTTCTACTTTTACTCTACGAGGTCTAAACTTTTTAAATACTTCTATTATCTTAGCAGGTTGTTCTGCTGGAGATATTCTATCTCTATATATATCTACCACATACTTATTATTTTGGTTATCAACAGCAATAGTGGCGATAACAAAATAATCAGCCCTAGAAGAGAGAGAGCTTGCAGGGTCCACTCCAGTATAGAGTTCAACGGGTTTGACTTCTTCATTTTCTAATCCTTTATTTTTAATTAAACAACTTTGTCCTTGTATACGTTCAAAATCATAATGATGTATCTTTATCCAATCTGGTTGGAATGGAGCATCATCAGGAGATTGTGCTATATTCATGTATTCTTGATAGAATCCATTTATATTACCTACGGACGAGAACTCGTCCTTTATAGCCAATATCCTATCTTTTGGAAATCTTTCAGGCCATATACTCTTTTCATCTTCATCCCATATAGAATACCATAGAGTATGCCATGCAGTAGATTCTTTTGCCCAACATAAAAAGCAGTCTTCAGATATAACAGTACCTATCATGGCAATTCTACCTTCATCAGACAAACTTGGAATAACAGCTTCAGTTACCCACTTTCTATTCTTTGCTCTTGACTCTGGAGTATATGCATTTAACTCTGATTCAAAGTCATCTACTATAATTAGATTAGGTCTTGTATCTCCTTCAATAAAACCCCTAACTCTTTGACCTGTACCAACAGCAACTATTCTTGTCCCGTTAGCTAATACTACATCTGTATGAGTCCATCTTTTAGCAGTAGTAGGTCCCATGTCCCCAAATATTTGTTTAAATCTATCACTATGTGTCAAATGATATTTAATTCTTGATAAAAAGTTTATAGACTGCGTTTGTGATTCAGAGATAATAACCATAAATAAATCTTCATCACTTTTTTTAAACGCAGCTTTCCATAGTGGAAATATAAGCGTAGTAACTGTAGATTTAGCTGTACCTCTAGGCGCAGCAATAAGTACTCTACGTTTGTCATCATTTGACAAATAAGAATACACTTCGTTATGGAATGATGGTGTTGATTTCTTTAATGCAGTTGGAAAACAATGTTTACCAAAAAGAGCCATATTGTTACGAAGTTTTTTAAGAGCCTGTAACTGCTCATACTTTTCTTCGTAGTCCATTATCGTTTGCTAATACTTCTAGCTCTTTCCTTTGAACAATTGCAATTCCATTTACGCAAAGCCTTGTTTATTCTGCTATTTGGGTCTCTAGCAGTCTTTGCACTAGTTAATCTGCGTTTCATACCACACATTCTAGAGCAAAAGCTTTTTCTTCTATTAGCAGCTTTACTGCCTTTTTTAAGTTTAGAAGGCTTAGTAGTAACAGCCATGCTTAGTTTAGAACCAGGATTAGCTCTTCTATAAGATGCTATACCTGCTCTATTCAAGCCACCACTTTTACTTTTACCTTCTTTTCTTTGCCATGCTGGTGTTTTAGCCATTAGACTTCCTCTTTCTTCCTGATGCTGTAACAGACCACTTTACATGATGTGGTCCTGTTTTTTTATATGCTTCTCTTTTCGATATACGACTAGCAACTGCTCTAGGTCTGCAGGCAGGATAAGGTCTACCTTTGTCTTTTTTACCGCTCCTGCCGCATTTCTTACCAGTCTTAACATCTCTCCAATCTTCAGCAAACCATTTTTTAAGTCCACCTTTAGCCATTAGTATGTACCACCTCTTCGCTTGTACTCTTTAACAAGCCATGCACTACCATATGCAGATGGCCATACTTTAAACTTACGTTTAGCTAAAGCTTTAACTTTTGCGTATAATGCTTTATTTTTTGGTTTAGATGCCATTACTTCTTTTTCTTCTTCATTTTCATTTTTCTCATTTTAGCCATTTTACTTTTCATAGCTGATGTCATTTTTTTACCAGCTTTCTTTGGCCTTCCAACTTTACTTCCGTATGTTCCTTTACCCATTGGCATAGTTATTTCTCCTTCTGTTATGCTAACTCTTCGTCTTTTTTTCTTAATGATTCTTCTACAGCAGGTACTCTTGTGCCTGGCTTATAATCAGAACCTTTACCATTATTTTTTCTATCAAATCCTTTAGGCATTTTAGTTACATTACCTTTTTTATCCATCTTTGCTTTTCCTTTTCCTAAAAATGATGGAACTTTTTTATACATCATTATTCTTCCTCCTTAGTTGTAGTTCTAGTTGCTATAAGCTTTTCTTCTTCTTCTCTAAGCTCATCTATTAATTTAACATTGCTTGTAGCTTCTATAGATTCTACAGTCTTTACAAGATGTTTGTCTTTCATGCCATGCATATCTTGAAGGTTATCCACAGCTCTCATTAAATTTGTAATATCGCCTTTATCTTTGGCTTTCTTTATAGTTTCTTCAAGTAAATCTAAAGTATAAGCTTCAGTAAGCCCATGTTCTTGAAGTAACTTCTGTAGTTCATCTCTAACCATATCTTTGAACTTCTCCTTTTTCATTCTCTTCTTCCACATTATTCTCTGATTATTACTAGGATTATCTAGTACATGGTCAATAGCCTTGTCATAATCCATTGTTTGTGCATAGACCATTGCCAAATTTTTCATTTTTTGACCATTTGAAAGAACTTCCCAATGGGTTTTACCACTAATAGTTGCATTAGACTTTCTACCACTAGCTTTAAGCTTAACACTATTATAGCGAGGATTATAAAAGGTATAACCAAATGGATACCTAATATAAATGCTAGTAGGTTTATAGGTGGACTTACTGATGACCTTAGCCACATAGCCATCATCGGAGAGTCCATATTCCCCTTCCTTTGCATCTTTCCAGTATTTGTATTGTATATTTTTTTCATTAGCTTCTTCTTCTTTGAATATGATATAGCTAGTAGGCTTGTCATCTCCTTTGTGATGTATGTCAATTGTATACATTAAAAATTAAAAGCGCTATTTACTTTATCGTTTTCTGTCATAACTGATTCTTCAGTATTATATTTGACAAACTTATCTCTAGCTTCTTTTCTTTTTTTATCTAAAATACTAGCATCTTTACTTTGAGACCATTTAGGTCCCCATATTTTTTCATAGCCAGACACCATGTTTTCAATTCCTTGAGGTATTTGCTCTGGTCTTTGTTTTAATGCTAATCTTGTTAATACAGCTCCAACGTCTGGATTTCTTAAGTATTTAAGATTTCTTGATTCTTTAACATAATCTTGAGTTTCTGGGTTATATACTGCTAATTTAGATATATCAAACTCAGGGTCATTTAATTTTTTTCTTAAATACTCATTAGCTCTAGAAAGTCTTTTTTTATGTTTTTCATTCATTCTCCCAGGAGCTTGAGTTATATCAAAGTATCTTATTGGGTCTATTTGAAAAGGGCCATATGAAAGAGCATTAGGGTCTAAATCTGTTCTACCATAGTCTGTTTCTGCACTAGCAATAAGTTTCATAAAAGGAACTGCAGATACGCTTCCTTTAAAGTATTCATCTGCCTCTGTTATTGCCCTAGTTAATTCGTCTTGTCTAGACATTAGTAATCCCCAAATGGGAGGTCAATATCTTGATTTTGATTCATTAATGATTGAGAAATGTCTAACAAACCCATACCTACTGACTGCCCTGTGTCTCCCTTCATAAAATTAGCCAAAGCTCCCCTACCAGTGTTAAATCTGCTCATAAATCCACCTGCTTTACCAAATAACCCCTTGCCTTCTTTTTTTATTTTTCCGTAATTAGGATTTAGAATTTCAGTAGGCTCATTATTAGCCATAACAAAAGCATCTTCATCAAATTCAGCAGAACCTATATTTTTAAAGTTAAAGTTTCCAAAAGCTTTTTGTAAAAAATTTCTTGGCCCAGTAGTTTCGTCTTCAGTTCCTAGTATATCTGTATTTTCTGAACTAAATACTTGTGGTCCATATGGAAAAGGGTCTAAATCAACCAAGTTTCCTTTAGTATCGTAAGTTTGTGACATTTAAAACCTAAAATTTAAATTAAAAGTTGCATCCTTATCCACTGATAAGTCTAAATTTTCATTAGGACTATACATTAAATTGCCTTTTTCAATGTCTAACTTTGTCTTTTCAGGCATAATCTTGTCAATAAAAGGCTGAATCTTTTTATCTAGCAAACTTTTACCTAATAATCCTTGTATTGCTAACTCAGGATTGTTTTTTAACATGTTAAATGACTCTTTTAGCTTCTCTCTTTTAGCAACTCCTTTGTAAAGAAGCTCTGCCCAAGCTGGATTTACCTTAGGTAAATAGTTTAAACTGTCAATAGGCTCTATTTTGCGTTTATTATAATCCATAATACGGTTATAAATTAAAGACAAACACATATACAGTGCAATTAATTTTTAAAATACATGTATACACAGCAGGTATACCTATAGATTGTTTGTCAATAGTCTTTAATCTGTATATACCTCTATATACACCTATGGTATAAAATACACCAAAAAATATTTTTTGCAAGAGTTTTTTTAAAAAGTGCGAAAAAACCTGTAAAATTGCGAATTTAGTTGAATTTTGAAAAATTAGAACTAGAATGTAAACACTAGATATACATAACGGGGTACCGTCCCGTTTTTAGGGGTTGCCCCTTCCTCTTTGAGTGAAATTAATTTTTAATTTCTTTTTTAAAATCAAAATAAAGGACATTTTAATTATGAAAAAAGCAATGGCAAAATTAAAGTTATGGTTGGCAGAGAATAATATCATATTCTCACCATTTAAGGGGGACAAGTCCGGCCTTAAATGTTACCAACTTGAACAAGTTTCTGAGCACAGGGCTCGCCTAACAGAGTTAGCCGAAGCCGCTGGCTTGAAACTCGATTACTGGAATGGTTTCATTGAGAAGACTGGCAAGCAAGTCCGTCCTCAATTTCAACTCGTTCCAGCAAACGCAACTATAACAGTTGCTAAAGCCTCTGACGAAGATTGGGACAATCTCGCAGATGCATGTGCAAAGTAATTGCAGTAGGAAGAGAGGGCTTCGGCCCTCTTTTCTTTATCACGGTGTATTTAAATAAACGCGTAGTAATACATACAGCAATGCTGTGTAACGCAACGCAAATATTAATTTAGGAGCAAATAATGCAGCATATAGGCGATATTATTAAAGATTGGATAGACAGTTGGCATCACTGTAAAAGATGCGATTATATGTATATTAAAGAGTGTAATTGTAAAACAGAAAAAGGAGCAGAAAATGCAAGATAAACACGAAAAATTATTAAAAGAACTAACAGAACAAAACAGAGTTTACGAAGAGAATTATAGTTCTTACGACGTTGACAGAGATGTTTTACCGCTAATAGTAGAATTAGAACAAACAATAAAAATTGAAGAACAGGAAATTGTTTTAAGTCAATACAGAAAGGAACTTGGTAAAGCATTGAAAGAAATTG